CGTCAGCTATACCAGCCTGTCAAACGATCTGACTGGCGTGAGTTATTCTTCGATCCGTCAAGGCACGATTGAAGAGCGCGATCATTACAAGATGCTGCAAAACTTCCTGATTGAGCATTTCTGTGAGCCTGTGTTCCGCGCATGGCTTGAGAGTGCTTTGTCGTTTGGCAATATCCCCATCCCGATCAGCAAATATGACAAGTTTGCGGATAATATCCATTTCCGTGGCCGTGGCTTTGCTTGGGTTGATCCGCAGAAGGAAATCCGTGCGCAGGCAGAGGCACTGAGCAATGGCATGACTTCCATGCAGGCGATTGCTGCGAATTACGGCATTGATGTCGAAGAATTGTTCCAGCAGATACAGGCTGATAAGGAAATGGCAAAGCGTTATGGCTTGAGCCTAGCCTTTGAGCCATTCGGTGAGAAAGCGCCTGCGCAGCCTGAGATACATGGTGAAGAAGATGTATAAACCGACAGAGGGCATGAAAACAGAAGCCCAACGCGGGCTAGACTGGCGCAGCGAGTTTGGCCGTGGCGGGACTGAAGTTGGTATTGCCCGTGCGCGTGACATCGTGAATGACCGCAATCTGTCAGAAGATACAGTGAAGCGTATGTTTAGCTTTTTCAGCCGCCATGAGGTTGATAAGGAAGCTGAAGGCTTTAGGCCAGATGAAGATGGCTATCCTAGCAATGGCCGCATCGCGTGGGCTTTGTGGGGCGGTGATGCAGGCTTTGCATGGAGCCGCCAGATTGTTGAGCGGCTGAAGAAAGAGGAAGAACGTGCGATGGCGGGTGATCTTAAAGTTGGCGATTTCGTAAGCTGGAATAGTTCTGGTGGCCGCGCGCGTGGCGAGATTGAGCGCATCATCACTGAGGGTTCGCTTAACGTGCCAGACAGCGATTTCACCATCAACGCAAGCGAAGATGACCCAGCCGCATTGATCCGCGTCTATCGTGATGATGAGCCTACTGATACATTGGTGGGGCATCGGTTCTCAGCGTTGACCAAGATCAATGACATTCGTGGCAGCTATGAAAAGCGGCCTTATCCGAATGAACACGCTGCGCGACTTGTTGAGCCAGATCAATTTGACGAATTTAGGCGTGATGCGGATGCTGGCGGCACTGGTATTGATTTCATTTATGGCATCAAGGAAGGTGAAAGCGAAATCCAGAGCATTCGCTTTGATGCAGATCGTTTCACGGCTGGTGAAGCCCGCGAATGGCTTGATGAGCATGATTTTACACCGATTAAGTTTGAAGAAGCTATCGGTGAGCGTGAAGGCACTAGCGCAGAAGGTGCAGAAAATGATACAGTCTCACCTGACAAGATAGAGGGCCGCACTATGGAAATCCGTCACATTGTCTCTATCCAAGAGACTGAAGATGAATACATCGTCACCTTCGCCAAGAACGCTGACCACAGCGAGGCAGAAGAAGAAGTGATGCAAGAAGAGCGTTATTCGCGTCAGGACATGGAACGCCGTTCTATGTATATGGATAACAAATCCATTGACGAAGAAGGTCGCCGTGTCATGGTTGGCGTATCCACAGAAGAGCCTGTGGAGCGTGAATTTGGCATGGAAGTGATCGATCATACGCGCCAAAGCATGAACCTAGAGTTTCTCAACAGTGGCCGCGCGCCATTGTTGCTAGACCACGACATGACCAAGCAGATTGGCATCGTGGAGAGTGTTGAACTGGACGAAGAAACCCGCCGTCTGCGGGCTAAGGTGCGCTTTGGAAAAGGTGCGCTGGCTTCTGAAGTGTTCAATGACGTTCTGGATGGAATACGCCAGAACATTTCCGTGGGCTATCGTATTGATGGCCGCATTAAGCGTGAAGGTGATCCTGATAATTATTATCGTGTTGCCACCACGCCAATGGAAGTCTCGATTGTTTCTATCCCTGCTGACCAGTCAAGTCAGGTGGGTGTGGGGCGGTCAGTTCCAGCTAACCCTGAAACCACTACTCAAAGGAGTGATCCCATGACTGAAGAAGTCAAAAAGGACATCGACCTTGAGGCGGCAAAAGCTGAAGCTGTTCGCGCCGCCCGCAAGAATGATGCCGAAATCCTCGCCCTCGCTTCGCGCCACAACAAGCGTGACCTCGGTGAGAAAGCAATCGCAGCAGGCTTGGGCGTTGACGCGTTCCGTGGTCAGTTGCTTGACGCAATCGGTGACAAGCCGCTTGATGTGAACCCAGCCGCAGTTGAAGTGTCTGCAAAAGAGCAGCGCAACTACTCTTTGGGCCGCATGATCCAAGCGCAGATCACTGGTGACTGGCGCAATGCTGGTCTTGAGCGTGAAATGCACGAAGAAATCCGCACCCGCACAGGTAAGGCTTCTGAGGGCTTCTACGTTCCTGATTTCGCTTTCCGCGCAGGCGCAATGACCACTGCTGCAACTGGTGCATCTGCATCTGAAAACGTATCTGACAACTTCGTTCCTGAAGTTCATCGTGGCGACCTCTTCGTTGAGGCACTGCGCGCGCGTCAGGTAATGTCCGATCTGGGCGTGACCTACATGACTGGCCTGACCAATCGTGTGAAGATGCCTAAGTTCTCGGCAGGCGCAAACGCTGGTTTCGTTGAAGAACTCGGCGATGTTGCAGACCAGAGCCAGACCGATGCTGGTGTGACCCTTCAGCCACGCACCTTGGGTGCATTCGTTGAAATGTCCCGCCTGCTGATGTTGGAAAGCGTCCCTGCGATTGAGCAAGTTGTGCGCAATGACCTGTTGGCATCTATCGCTGACCGCATTGAATACTATGCGATCAACGGCACAGGTTCTTCGGGTCAGCCAACAGGCATCCTGAACAACGGCTCTGTCAACAACTTGGACATCTCTGCTGGCACTGACGTTGACAGCCTGACATGGGCAGACATCGTTGCCTTGGTTAAGTTGGTCGAAGAGGACAACGCCCTCATCAACCCAATGACCGCAGGCTTCTTGTCGCACCCAGCAGTGAAGGCGAAGTTGGCCTCCACAGCGCGTGTATCTGGCACAGACAGCGTGTTCTTGCTCAACCAGCCTTGGGATGAGATGTATGGCTACAAAGCCCGCTTCACATCCAACGTCCCAACTGACCTTGACCCCGGCGATGGCGGCAATGACGCATCGGCTCTCATCTTCGGCGATTTCTCGCAGTTGATGGTCGGTCTGTTCGGCGCACCATCCATCTTGGTCAACCCATACAGCAACGACAAATCTGGTTCGGTTCGCATCACCATCCATCAGGAAGTTGATGTTGCACTCCGTCACCCAGAAAGCTTCGCAATCACTGACGAAGTTTCGATTGCCTAATAATACTGAGGCGGGGCTTCGGCCCCGCTTCTTCCCCACTGGAGAGTTCCTATGAAAGTTAAGATCAAGAGCAAGTGCTACACGGGCCACACTGGCAATATGTTCACTGGCGAAGAGCATGATCTTGAGCCGCGCGTGGCTGAAAAGCTGATTGAACGCGGCCTAGCTGAAGCTGTGTCAATAGCACCATCAAAAGCACCAAAGAAAGTATCAAAGAAAGCACCAAAGAAAACCAATCGCTCGGTTGGTTTGACCACATCTGATATTGAAATCGTCACGCCAGAGGATGAATAACCAATGGCAATCGCGTTTGCAGATGACCTGTCCCTGATCTTGGATGTCGATGATTTTGCCGTGGCCGTGACCTACGATGGCGGCACGATCAATGGTATCTTTGACAATGAGACTGTGCCTGTTGACGCGGGTGGCTTTGTGTCTGTGCATGAAGAACAGCCACGGCTGACTTGTCGCACGACCGATGTGCCTAGCATTGCCCAAGATCAAACGATGGTCATCAATGCGGTCACATATAAAGTTAAGGCTTGGATACATGATGGCACTGGCGTGACCACTGTGCAGTTGGAGCGTCAATAATGGCTCATGTTCGCAAGCAGATCAGGGATCGCGTGGAAAGCATCCTAAACAGTGGCGTGACGCTGGTGTCGGGTCGCGTATACGCTTCACGCATTTACCCACTGACAGGCCCGCAGTTGCCTGCTGTGGCCGTTTACACGGGTTCTGAGGCATCTGGGCTTCAGACTATGGGAACACGCACTCTTGCGCGTGATATATCGCTTAATGTGGATGCTTATGTTAGAGTAACAGACACATTCGATGACGATATTGACGCATTGTGTGTGCAGATCGAAGAAACCATTGCGGCTGACTACAACCTCAATGGGTTGGTCAAGGATACTGTCCTGACCAGCACTGAGATCGACTTCGATGGCGAGGCCGAAAAGCCAGTTGGTGTGGCCCGCTTAACTTATACCATCCGATATGTTACGACTATCGGGGACGTTGAAACCGCCAGATAGGAGGCCCGATCATGGCAACGCATACTGGAAGCGAAGGGACTGTCAAGGTTGGTTCCAACGCTATCGCTGAAATCCGCTCTTTCTCAATCGAAGAAAGCGCAGACACGCTTGAAGATACGACAATGGGCGACACTGCGCGCACATACAAATCTTCTTTGACCACATACACTGGCACTGTTGATGTGCTGTGGGATGAGACTGACACGACTGGTCAGGGCGCATTGACCATCGGTGCAGAGGTCACGCTGAACCTGTATCCCGAAGGCGATACATCTGGTGACACCTATTACACTGGCACAGCCATTGTAACTGGTCGCACAATTAATTCCTCATATGATGGGCTTGTCGAAATGTCCATTTCGGTGCAAGGTAGCGGTGCTTTAAGCGAAACAACTGTTACTTAAACCAATGAGGAACCAAAATGAGTATTGCCAAGCGGATCGCAGCTAAACGCGCAGATCAAACCCGCGAGGTGGTCGAAGTTCCAGAGTGGGGCGAAGGGGATGATCCTCTTCGCCTTTACTTTACTCCAGTGACCGCCCGTGACATCGAAAAGATACAGCGCAAGCACAAAGACTTCCTGACCAACGCCACGATGGGCGCAATGGTGGATATGCTAATCATCAAATGCGAAGATGAGAATGGCGATCCAGCCTTCACGCTAGAAGATAAGCCAATCCTGATGGGTGAGCCTATCAATGTGATTGCGTCTGTGTTTGGAAAGACCTTCAGTGCCATTGACGTTGAGGAACATGAAAAAAACTGAGGGGCGATCCATTCAGGTTTAATCTGATTGCACTGGCCGCAAATCTTGGAATGACGATTGCTGAGATTGAGGAAATCACGCTTTCAGAGTATAATGAATGGGTCGCATATTTTAGCATCTTAGAGGAACGCGAAAAAAATGGCCGTTGAAAGACTTACGTTTGAGATGAACGCGGTCGGGAACGCTGTTCCTGAGATGAAGAAGGTGCAAACTCAACTGAGAAATGTTGATCGCACAATTCAACGTTCTACGCGCAGCTTCTCACGATCTGGAGGTGCTTTGCGTGGAATGACGCGGAACCTTGGCCTAGTCGGCCTTCAGGTTCAGGACGTTGCCGTTCAGGCCAGCATGGGGACTGATGCCCTGCGCATCTTCTCCATGCAAGGCCCACAGGTTCTCAGCATCTTCGGCCCACTCGGTATGATTGCGGGTGCGCTTGGCGGCGTTGGCGCTGGCTTGCTCATGGCTAATGGTGGCCTTCAGAGATTTGGAGGTGTGTTTGAGCAAATAAAGCCATCTCTAGATAATTTCATCACCGCTATGAGCAATCTGATGATGCAGTTTGAGCCTCTGACAATGATGGTTGGAGGCATACTGACTGGCGCTTTTCGCATCATGGGCAACATGATTGATTTTGTATCAGACAATCTTGCAGCATTAAGTGTTGCGGCTGGTATATTTGTTTCTATCCAGTTGGGTTCAATAGCCCTGACTACAGCGCGAAATTTTGTTGCATTCGCAAGGGCCATATCTGTAACTCGAATACTAATGGTTGCATTTAATGCTGTAACACGAAGATCGCCCCTTGCTTTGCTTGCAATTGCTGCTGGCTTTGCTGCTGATCAGATGGGCCTAATCACTGCCGCAATGGAGCGCATGAAGCGCGAGTTCCCAGAGTTCTTTGCCGCAGTTGAGGATGCTGGCAGCGCATTGGCTGACACAATCACTGCATCTTATTCTGCTATCGATGAGGCCCTAAGAACCCCATTGAGAGTTGATATTGAGGGCAATGCGGAAGATACGTTGTCTCGGATCAGGTCGGCAACTAGAACCGCAACAGACGAAATGCAAGCGCGCATAAAGTCTGCGACTGATATGATTGACAGCAGTATGGAAGGCGCTTTCATGTCTGTGATTGATGGCACAAAGAGCGTGAAAGATGCTTTTCGCAGTATGGCCGCTGAAATCATCAAGGAACTTTATCGCATCTTTGTTGTTAAGCGGATTACTGGCTTTATTTCTGGCGCCATTGGAAATCTGTTCGGTCTAGGTATCACGCAAGTATCTGGCCCAACTGGCGCAAGCGCAACAATGCCTGTGCCTCGCCCATCGTTTGCTGGCGGTGGTTATACGGGTATGGGGTCGCGTTCTGGCGGTGTTGATGGCCGTGGTGGCTTTAATGCAATTCTTCACCCCAATGAGACTGTTATTGACCACAATCGAGGCGGTGGCATGGGGACAGTCATCGTTAACCAAACCATCAACGTCAGCACAGGCGTTCAGCAAACTGTTCGCACTGAAATCAAGCAACTCATGCCGCAGATCGCGGAAAGCGCCAAGCAGGCTGTGGTTGATGCCAAGCGCCGTGGCGGTAGTTATGGAAGGGCATTTGCATAATGGCTATCAGTTACCCAGTCAGCCTGCCCACGCACACTGGCATCGCAAGCATTGAATTGCGCGCAGTTAATGCGGTGGCTTACAGCCAATCGCCGTTCACATTTGCGGGTCAGGCACACGCTTATCAGGGCCAGATGTGGCAGGCTGATGTCACATTGCCGCCCATGAAAACAGCAGATGCAGAGCAATGGCTTGGCTTCTTGCTATCACTGCGCGGTCAGTATGGCACATTCTTGCTTGGCGACCCTCTGCGCACATCTCTGCGCGGCACAGCCACATCATGCAGCATCACAGGATCATCTGGCGACAATACAGTGAGCGCCACTGTGCCAAGCGGTGAAACCCTGCTTGCGGGTGATTACATCCAGCTTGGCAGCGCATCGACTGCCACACTGCATAAGGTGCTTGTGGATTACACAGGCACAGGCTCGGCGGCTGATCTGGAAATCTGGCCTGCGATCCGCACAGATCACACAGCATCATCGGCCACGCTGTCCAACGCTAAGGGCAACTTCAGACTAAGCACCAATGAGCAAGCATGGTCGATCAATGAGGCCAGTATATACGGCATCACATTTGGCGCGATGGAGGCCATCTGATGTCTCGCACAGTTCCAGCAGCATTGCTCACAGCACTGGCTCAGGCAGAGGTGCAGCCGTTCTATGCGGTTGAGATGCTGTTTGACAGTGGCGCTGTTCGCATCTGGACGGGATATGGCGACCGCACGATTGATGGCGAAACCTACACTGGCGCAGGCACATTGCTAAATATCGAAGGCTTGGGCGAGGTCGCTGATCTGTCTGCCAAGTCAATCACAGTGTCGCTCAGTGGCGTTGCTGTGTCATTGGTATCGCTTGCCCTGCAAGAGCCTTACCAGCGCCGTAAGTGTCGTGTGCTGTTTGGCGCAGTTGATGTGGCAGAGTTTGTGGAAGTGTTTAGCGGTCAGTTAAACACGATGCAGATTGAAGATAGCGGTGAGGCCAGCACAATCTCTGTCTTGGTTGATAGCAAGTTGGTTGAGTTAGAGCGCGCGAGTAATCGCCGCTATACAAGTGAGAGCCAAAAGGCGCGCTTCGCTGGAGATACGTTCTTCGATTATGTGAGTGCTATACAGGACGCGGAGATCGTATGGGGTCGCAAAAGCAGCTAAACGATTATCTGCGTGAGGTTAAGGATAAGCCTTTTCGCTGGGGTGAGCATGATTGCTTCACGTTCAGCAATGCGGCCTTCCAAGCGTATCATGGCTTCGGCTATGCCGATGACTGGCTTGGTCGATATATTAAAGATGGTGAGCCAATGCTTCCATCTAGGCTGCGCGTTGAGTTTGGCGCGATTGATTTTGATGAGGCGATTGAGACTAAGCTGAAGCCAATCGACTATGTGCCGCCCAAGGGTGCGCTGTGTGCGACCAAGAAAGCGGAAAAGTGGTATATTGGTTATGCGCTTGGCATTAGCGTTGGCACAAAGGCGGCGTTTCTTTCGGCGCGTGGTGTGTTATATTTGCCGCTAGAAGATGTGACTAAAGCGTGGGTTCCCAAATGAGAAATCAGCCATATAACGTATTGCGGCACAGAGATTGGGATGCGGCCCCACGCGATCCTGTCACCATTGGCACGGCTATTGGCGGCGCACTTGGCATCGGCAGTGCAACACTTGGCGCAACTATTGGCCTAGGTGTGACTGTTGCGGGTGCAATCGGTTATGTTGCGACATCGCTTGTCACATCATGGGCATTGAAAGCACTTTCACCTAAGCCGCCAGAGTTATCATCATTCGGCGGGGACACATCCTCACGCGGCATTCTGGTCAACCAGAAAGACCCGCTTTCTGTGCATGATTTTGTATATGGTCAGGTGCGCAAGGGTGGCGCGATTACCTATTATGAAACCACTGGCGCAGATAATAAGTTTCTACACCAGATCATCGTGCTTGCAGGGCATGAACTGGAAGAAATCGGTGACATATACCTGAATGATGAAGTGGTCACGCTAAATGGCAGTGGCTTTGTCACATCTGACCCGTGGAATAACAAAATCCGCATTAACAAGCACCTTGGCACTGATAGCCAAGCGGCTGATGCTGATCTGCTTGTGGAAAGCAACCAGATTGACGCTAACTTTCGCGGGCGTGGTATTGCTTATCTCTATGTGCGCTATGAATATGACCAAGATGCCTTCCCGAATGGCCTGCCGCTTGTCACAGCCACAGTGAAGGGCAAAAAGGTATATGACCCGCGCACAGCAACAACGGCCTACAGCAACAACGCTGCGCTGTGTGTGCGCGATTTCATCACCAGTGCCTATGGCCTGTCTGATGACCAGATTGACGATACTGTATTTTCTGCGGCTGCAAATATCTGTGATGAAAATGTCAGCCTGACGGGCGGTGGCACAGAAAAGAAATATACGATCAACGGCATCACGCGCGCTGATATTAACTATGGCGATGTCCTGACTGACATGATGACTGCCTGCGCTGGCTCACTGTTCTGGGGCGCTGGTCTATGGAAGCTGACAGTTGGCGACTATGTCGCACCCACTAAGACACTCACATTAGATGATCTGCGCAGCCAGATCACATTGGCAACGCGCGTCAACTTGCGTGACCAGTTCAATATCGTCAAAGGCACGTTTAACGATGCTTCACAGCGATGGATCGTGACTGACTATCCGCAAGTGCGTGGCGCAACATTCGTCACAGAAGATGGCGGGCAAGAGACAGAACTTGATCTGCCATTGAAGTTCACGACAAGCAGCGCCACCGCACAGCGACTTGCCAAACTCACGCTATATCGTGGGCGTGAGCAAATGACATTCACGGCTGACTTCGGCCTAAATGCGTTTGACGTTGAGGTGGGCGAGATCATCGCACTGACCAATGAGCGGTATGGTTGGACTGAGAAAGAGTTTGAAGTGGTTGGTTGGTCGTTTGGCGCAAGCGAAGCGGGCGCGCTGACTGTCAGCCTGACCCTGCGCGAAACAAGCGAAGCTGCGTTTGACTGGAATGCAGAAGAAACTGCGCTGATCCAGAATAACACAAACTTGCCTTCGCCATTCAGCACAGCCACAGTCGGTGTATCCCTTGACGCTGAACTGCGCGTGGCAAACCAGCAAGTCGTGGGTGTGCTTATCATGGATGTGACATCGGCAAGCCCATTCGCGGATCGCTTTGAGGTGCAGTTTAAGCGCAGCACTGAGACACAATGGATCATGGCTGGTCAGGCCGCAGGCAATCGCTTCGAAGCAATCGGTGTATCCGATGGGCTATACGATGTGCGCGCAAGATCGGTTAGCGTGTTTGGCGCGCGTGGGCCATTCAAGACAATCACGAATTTCTATGTCAGCTTGTTTGAAAGCCCGCCAGAAGATGTGACCAACTTCAGCGCAAACGTGGTTGGTAACACGCTGCACCTAAGCTGGACACCAGTTGGCGATCTTGACCTGTCGCACTACAAGCTGCGTTATTCGCCGCTCACCAGTGGCGCTGAGTATCAGAAAGCAGTTGATCTGGTAAAGCGCATCTCTCGCCCTGCGAATACTGCCACTGTGCCTGCGCAGACTGGCACATACTTCATCAAGGCTGTGGATAAGCTAGGCAATGTGAGCGACAACCCGACCGCCATTGTGATCGACACGAATGTGGCTGATATTGACTATCTGAACGCCATTGTCACGCAAGATGAGCATCCAGACTTCACTGGCGCTAAATCAGATGTGGTCTTTGCGACCGATGCAACAGGCAATTATATCACGTTGGACACATCAATTCTATTCGATAGCCTGACGGGTGACTTCGATGCTGCTGCTGGCCTGTTTGACGGGGGTGGCGGTAATGTCACGACAAGCGGCACATATGACTTCGATGGATATATTGATCTGGGTGAGCGTTATGTAAGCCGCGTCACAACACAGGTGACACTCGATTTCTTCGATTATGTGAACAGCTTTGACAGTGCCTCTGGCCTGTTTGACGCGCGCGAGGGCTTGTTCGATGGCGATGTGGCGGGTTCTGCCTTTGATACAACATCTGTTAGAACACAGGTATCCACGACAAACGATGATCCATCAGGGTCGCCAGTTTGGACAGACTATCGTGACTTCATCGTGGGTGATGTAAATGCGCGGGCGTTGCGGTTTAGGGCAATCTTGGAAAGCACCAAATCAAGCAATGCGCCTGCTGTGCGTGAATTGAGTGTTGAGGTGGATATGCCAGACCGCGTTGAGGCTGCGGATGACATTACTTACACTGGATCGACCACTGTGACCTTCCCTGCTGCATTTAAGGCAACGCCTGCGATTGGCATCGCTGCTGCATTGGCAGACGGGGATAGGTATGTTATTTCTAGTAAGAGCCGCACAGGCTTTACGATAACCACATACACAGGCGCATCTGTTAGCACAAATCCAGCCACGATTGACTATGTGGCAAAAGGCTATGGCAAGGAGTTAGTCTAAATGAGCCAGAACGATTTTAACATTGCAAATCAGGGTTTTCCCGCAACCCGCGCTGACATCAACAGTGCATTGCAGGCATTGGCAAGCAATTCGGCTGGCACATCTGAGCCAAGCACAACTTATGCCTATCAGTTCTGGTATGACGAAACCAATGAACTGCTGAAAATGCGCAATTCTGACAATGATGCTTGGATTACCATTGGCAGCTTCGATCAGGCGAGTGATACGTTTACGCCTGCGGGCTTGGAAACTGACAAGATTGAAGAAGGCAATTCTTCGGTTGAGGTGGTGGATACTGGCACTGGCTATGTTGCGATCACTGTGGATGGTGTTGAGGTTTCTAGATTTAATTCTAGCGGCTTAGTTTTTGGCGATAACGACAAGGCTATCTTCGGCGCGGGGTCTGACCTACAGATTTTCCACGATGGGTCGCATAGCTATATCAATGAAGTAGGCACTGGAAGTCTATACATTCAAGCTACTGACTTGCGGTTTTATAATGCCGCATCTAACAAGCAATACCTTCAAGCAAATGATGGTGGAGAGGTAAGGCTCTACTACGATAACGGCCAAAAACTCGCCACCACCGCCACAGGCATTGACGTAACTGGCACTATGGTCAGCGATGGGCTAGATGTTGATAGCCTTCTTGTTGTAGATGGCGTTACGGGCGGAACAACACCCTTTGTAAAGGCATATCGCGCCTCTGTATCTCTTGATCGCCCCATATTTCAAACAGAAAATTCGTCAACGGGTGGTATTACCTCTCGCTTCGATGGCAACGGCGACATCAGCTTCTATGAGGACACAGGCACAACGCCTTATATGCAATGGGATGCTAGCGCCCCCAGCATTGATATAGTAGAGGACGCTGGCACTAATTCAGTCGATGAAAGCGCGGCGGGTATGCGACTTGGCCGCCCAGGCTATATTGTGCCTAGATCGAGTTGTGGGGCATTCACGACCAACGTTACTCATATGCGGTATTATAACGGAAATGGAGCTGTTGGTAGTATTAGCACTAGTGGATCAGCCACTTCCTACAACACATCGTCTGACTACCGCTTAAAGGAAAACGTCACCACGCTTGATAATGCAGCAGATCGACTTGCGCAAATCCCTGTGCATCGTTTTAACTTCATAGCTGACCCTGAAACTACTGTTGACGGGTTCTTGGCGCATGAAGTGCAGGCGATTGTCCCAGAGGCTGTGACGGGCGGCAAAGACGCAATGCGCCTTGAGCAATACGAAGTTGAGCCTGCCGTATATGATGAAGAGGGCAATCTTGTCACTGAAGCTGTCATGGGTGAGCGTGAAGTGCCTGACTATCAGGGTATTGACCAATCGAAACTTGTGCCGTTGCTGACTGCTGCGTTGCAAGAGGCATTGCAGAAGATTGACGCACTTGAGGCGCGTGTGACTGCACTGGAGGGATAAACTGAATGGAAAAGTCGATCATCTCTGTGCTGATTGCAGCAATGGTTGCGTTGATCGGCTGGAACATTAAGACCACCAATGAATTGCAGCTTGCAGTTCAGAGACTTGAGATACTGCTGCGCGCAGATGCTATGGAGAATTGATGTGTCTGACGAACAGCGTCTTGATCGGATTGAGCAAAAACTGGACAAGCTGGCTGATGCGGTCGTGTCATTGGCCCGTATGGAAGAGCGGATGCTCACGCTATTTAAGCGCATGGACACGCACGACAAGCGCATTGGCAAGGTCGAGGATGATGTGACAGAAATGAAGGGCAAGGTCGGGACAAACGGCCAAGCCCTGCGCTTTGCAGAGCGTGTGTTCTGGATTGTCGTGGCTGCTGGCGTGACATACGCATTCAAATCAACAGGTGGCTAATGCTAGGCATCGTCAACACATTGATCGGGCCTGTGTCCGAATTGTTAAACAAGGTCGTGACTGACCAAGATGAACGCGCCCGCTTGGCGCATGAGATTGCCACGATGGCTGATCGCCAAGCACATGAGGTAGCACTCGCACAGATTGAGGTGAACAAGGCTGAAGCGGCCAATGCTGGCGGTGGCTGGATGGGCCTGTTTCGCGCAGGGTGGCGACCAGCAGTCGGGTGGCTCTGCGTGGCAGCGTTTGGTTGGTTTTACTTGGTGCAGCCTGTGCTGATCTTTTCCATCGTGGCAACTGGTCATCCAGCCCCTGCGCTTCCAGAGTTTGACATGGGTTCACTGATGACTGTGCTGCTTGGCCTGCTTGGGCTTGGCGGTATGCGCACCTTGGAACGCATCAGAGGGGCAGAGCCAAGATGACATTCGCATTATCCCAGCGCAGCAAGAACAACCTGATGGGCGTGCATCCTAAGCTGGTGCAAGTCGTTGGCCGCGCCGTTGAACTGACCAAGGTGGATTTTGGTGTGACCTGTGGGCTGCGCACTGAGGTTGAACAGCAGCAGCTTGTCGCGGCGGGCAAATCACAGACTATGAAAAGCAAACATTTGCGCCAAGCCGATGGCTATGGTCACGCTGTCGATCTGGTTGCATGGATACACACCGATGGTGGGTCGCATATCTCATGGGAATTGAACGTCTATGATGACATTGCAGATGCCATGAAGAAGGCCGCGCGTGACATTGGGCTGTCAATTCGCTGGGGGGGATCGTGGCACATATCAGACATCACAGTCTACTCAGGCACAGCGGAAGAAGCGATGAATGAGTATATTGACCTTCGCCGCAGTCAATCCCGCAGAGTATTCCTTGACTGCCCACACTTTGAGATCAGCGGCATCTAACACATAGGCATAACATGACCGATCTGGAAAAAGTAATCGCAGCCTGCGAGGTTGCTGAACGCGCTGTAAAGCGCCGCAAGACCCAAGCCTTCACTGCCGCAGAGGAACCAGTCATCTTGGCTGGCTTGGCCGCTGCTCCGCGCCTGCTAGTGGCTCTGCTGCGTGAGGAAGAAGCGCGTGATTATATGGATCACACAGGCACTATTGGCTGATTGATAAATGCCGCAATGTCATTCGCCTGTGCATTAGCGTTAAATGAGTGCGGCGACAGGTTTACGCCAACGCCAGTCACCTCACTGGCGGGCATCAGTCGGATCAGTTCCAGATCAAGCGCAACAAAGATATACCAGTCAGCATTGCACAGCGTGCCTGTGTGATACCTGTAGTAACTGCTGCGACCTGACTTTGGCCTGCCCTTTCTTGGGATAGACGCTTTTGCTGCGGCCTTAACTTGCACAGTGACAAGTTTGCCGTTTGGCAATTTGCACCACAGATCGTCACCCCTGCGATCAACGCGGTGGCATTCCACGCCATTGCTTTCGAGAATATAGGCCAAGCGCCTGCCGAGTTACTTGCACTTGAAACGGCTGGCCTGATCGGCACACACAAGTTTGACCTGATGGGGCCATCGAACAACATGAGGTTCGGCCAGAAGGTGTGCTATCGCCTGACAGAG